TATCTCCTCGTTGAAAAAATATATATATATAAAGTAGGAGGGGCCGAAACCCCTCCCGGTAGTTAAGCTCTTATGAGCGACGTATACTAACTTTCATCGCAAGATCGCCACCAGCAGTGGTGACCTCGGATAATGTGATTGCTAGATACATCACGCCATAGGATGGTTTAGTTGATAGTCCGGCAAGTTCCCACACACGTTGGTTAACGGTTGTGTGATCCTTTGTCTCAAACCTAACTTCCGAATTGGCTAGAGCTGCGTTGTTAACATCAATCGCTGATCCGATTGCGTCTTCGTCCACTGCATCTGTTGCCGCTGCGATAGTCACACCTGAGCCATCACCTGGATAGAATCCAATGTTGATGTCTCCTGTGTCTCCGAGGTCATCACTAAACAGTTTGATGGAATCGATGAAATCATCAACCCCGACCCTCATCATAAGAATCACATCGTTGTCGGAAAGAGCTCCGGATGCTGTGAACTTAGGAAAGGCTCCTGTTTTAGTAACTGTCCCGGAAGGATTTTGAGTATTCAGATTATCTTCATTCGTAACAATATCTGACTTATATACTGCCATTTTTCAATCCTCCTCTTTTACGCTGAAGCAAGTGGGTCAATTATAATTCGTACCACTTTCTCTTCATACATACGGGTTGCTCCAATAGCTTCCCAAACCTTAAGTCGATCTGGGTTGCCCTGCTTACCAGTGTGCTGATCCATAAACACAGTGAGTGGCTCATAAACTCCAAGTTTAATCGCATCCTCTGTATATAAGAAAGCAAGCTCATCGGTTCCGGATAGTCCGGTGCTCTCGTACGCAATGAAGTCTATGCCCAAAAAGCCGGAGAGTCGAGACACAACGCCAGGACCTTCTAGTATCTTTTCAGTCCGATAGTCAGAGTTTATAACTGAATCACTTTGTAGAAGATTCATAAGCTGACGAATCGGGGCCACACAGAATACTCTTTGTCCTGTGAGACCATAGTTCTCTCCTAAGAGAGTTAGCCCTACTTCAAGCTTGTTGCGTGTTAGACCAACGTCGGCTGAGTTACCGTCGAACGTACCATCATTAACTGCAATTGAAAGTGTTAATGCCTGGTTCGATGTTGATCCGTTTGTTGTGACGACTGCATTTCCAGATATTGCACTGAGAATAACTTCGTCTTTCTGTCGGCCTAAGCTCCAAACAGCTGCCTTGATAAGCTCTGATTGTGGATTTGAGATTTGCTTAATCATATCCTCAACATCGCCTAGTCTTGCATACTGACGGAATTGCTCTTGAACGTGACGCCTCTCAAATGTCTCATCTGAGTAAATGTCGTCCTCGTTCCGCGTCCCCTTGAGGGCTGCGGCCACTGACCCGATCTTAGTGAAAAATGTTTTATTTCCCTCCATCACTTCCACCATAACAGTTTGCTCTAGTACGGAGCCTCTCTGTTGTGCTTGGTGCAGATAGAAGTCTTTGAACATATCACGATGCGAGTCGGTAAAGTCTGTACCTCCTAATGCCATGATTTATACTCCTTGTATATATTAATAAAATACGCTTATCTTTCACCAACGAAAGGGCGAGGGTTTTGCTAAATTAATATTGGGGCCAAATAGCTTCGGCTTATCCTTTTAATTTAGCTTGTTGCTCATAAAGTCTCTCCATCGTCTGCTTGGCGGACGTGTGTCCAGGTGCCGTTGGGTTCGATAGAGTCTTCATAAACTCTTTATTACTAAGGTTCTTAACAATTTTCTGTTGAACCTCCGGTAATGATGGACCAAAGTTTTGGGAGTCATTGCCCGAAACCATGGATTGTTCTAACATATCTTGACCGATTCTATGAAAGGCCTTCAAGATATTTGTGTTGGCATCCACGCCGGTTTCTTTAAAGTAGTTTAATAACTCTTTACCACCGAAGTGTTCTGCTGCTCGTTTCGCCAGTGCTATCTTACTCTCATAGCCTGAACCGAATTCCCGTTTAATATCACTAATCAACTGCTCTTGCTCAGCTTCAACTCTCTTCATCGCTTCAGCATGCTTAGCCTCATTGATCTTCACAAAGCTGTCTGTGAGTCCAGCCGCCTGCTCTTTAGTGAGGCCCAGCTCATGTGATGTACCTTTAAACCATCCAGCGAACTCCTCATCTTTTGAAAGGGACTCTGGAAGTGTATAATCATCTTGTGAGTCTGGTCGACCACGTAGGCCGGCAATCTCCTCTGGCGTTAATTGATCAATCTTCTTTCCAATAAAACTCTGGAGATCCACATAGCCCTTAGCCAGGTCAGCCCCAGTCTTGAATTTTTGTACCTGACCCCGTAGGTCATCTGGCAGACTTGCTAGGAAATCAGCTTCGGTTGGTGCCTCGGCAGGTGTCTCTGGTGCTGGCGCGACTTCTGCTGCCGGGCCTGCCTCAACTGGTTGAACGTCTGCAATTGCTGCATCTGTTGTGGTCTCGACTGCTGTATCAACAGTTTGTGAGATTGCCGCCTCAGGTGTTAGGTCTGACATTTAAGTAGTCTCCTTTGTTTGTTGTTCAATAAGTACTTGTCGTTCTTTATCCGAAACACTTGCTAGTTTTAGCATTCGTATAAATAACATGCGGGCCCCATCATTAAAGCTTGATGTCCCTGGGTCTCCAGCCACCGTAATTGGCGTAAACATGTGGGCAGCTTTTGATAAGTCTTCGACCATTAGTTTTCCATCATCACTCTCAAACCAGCGGCGATAGGCTTTTAATACGGCCTTTTTCTTTTCGGCTTTCTTGGACTGCTGGGCCTTCTGTAGTCGCTCGAGCTCGACATCACTGAGATCTTCGTATTCCATTTACTTAGGCCTCCTCATCTAATAGCCCAGACTTCTTAGCGATTGAAGCAGTTTTAACTCCCTCATTAACGGATTGGAGAGCCTGCATCTGAGCTTGTTGTTGCTGTCGGGCCTGTCTCATCTGGTCCCGAACTTGGTCTGGAATCATCCAGCGATTTGGCACCCCACCAATTTCTGAGGACTCTTTAAATGCGATATCCAGATTTAAGTTGTCAAGTAGTTCTGGATTCGTTTGTAGAAAAGGCAAGAACACGTTCAATAGTCTTTGTAGTGCAAGTGGTTCTGAGCTTCGCTCGGTCTGTGCTAGAGGTGTGGAGTACTCAATGCCCAAACCTTCTTGCTCAACTAGATCCGCAATCTCATCTGGTAGTTCGACTAAGTGATTACCCCTCTGTAGAATACCATACGTTCTTTTAACTAGTGGATCGAGATACTCATTTTTCATGCGACCAACGTGTGGGCCAAGCAATCGTAGCTTCTCATCACTCCGTTGTAACCTCTCTTCCACTGTAATGTTTGACTTGACCGGCGTATTTAATAGTGGGTCAATAAAGAATGCATTGCGAATTGCTTTCTTCTTCTCTTCCGCTATCGCCATCCCAACATCAAATCCACGTGGTATATGGAGTGGCTTAACTAAATCATTTCCTGTGATTGGGTCTGTCCCACCGAAGATTACTCCACGAGGTACAGTTCTGAGTGGCATCATAACACCGTCGTCAGCAACAAGCATTGTAGGTGCTACAGCCAGCTCGGTCCCAATCAATAAATCCTTTTCCAGCTTGTTTAAGAACCGGATGTCCGTCATAGCTTGCCACGCTGGGGAGATACCATATACTTCTCCGGGGCGTGTTGTCCAGCGGGGAATGATGTAGGGCATCTCATAAAACCCGCCTGTATCAATCAGGGCCTTATCATCCAAAGAAATGTAGTGGCCAATGAATGGGCGACTAAGTGCTCGCTTGGATCCTGTAATATACTCTTCGTTCGGCATTACCACATGTAGAAATTCAAAGGTGTCCTCGGGGTCTTTGGCGAGGGCCTTTGTAACTTTATCCGGCAGTTTGTCTATCCCAAAGAATTGTGCTGCTTGTCTTGCAGAGAATTTAAACTTCCTCCATACCGTATCAATAAGTCTATTTTTATTAACCGATGCATAAATCTCTTGAATCGGGAGAGTGTGGAAGATTGGCAACCCTTTATCATTCTCTTCGATGTACATACACGCCGACCCGAACAGGACTAAATCCTGGAATATCTCGTGATTTTGTGAATAAAAGTTCATAACAGGACTATTAAACACATCAAATAATAGGTCTGTATTCTGAGCCATGACCCTTTTGATCAGATCATTTGTTTGTAATTCGGGGCTTGCACTCTTGAGTCGAACCCATTTTGTTGAGGGATTTGTGAGTCCGCCGTGTAATGTTGCCGCGAGAAAATCTTTAGCCTGCACTGCGGTGGTGTCATAAACACGTCGATCAGTACGTTGTCCTGGCGTGGTCTCAGAACGGGCATAACCTTTTGTGAGGCCAACGAACTCAGAGATCTCATCCCAGGTTGTCTCATATAAGCTTCGTTGTGATTTTACTTTGGAAAACCTACGAAGAATGTGCTCAACTAAATCCGCCATTCTATTCCCCCAATAAGGTTGGTTTCTTCACATCAGGCTCGCCTAATAGGCCCAGTCCAGATGTATTAATTGTCTGCTTAAGTCCAGAGGCTTTGGCCCGACGCTTGCGTTCCGCATCGCCTGCAGCCTGGATATCCTCATCGCTTGTGGAGGGTGGAGCCCCAGGGCTAGCCACTTCTGGTGCGCTGCCCCCACCGATACCGCCGCCCGCCAAGGACGAGATGATTGAAAATACTGGTGCCACCCAACTAAAGAATCCTCCGCCGCCACCAAAAGCCATCTGTCTCTCTCCTTGTTATTCAAGTACACCAATATACTCATTATAGCACATTACCTGCTCACATGTCAAGCTAATATTCAAGCGGATCATATGGTACAGGTTTCTGCGATCCCTGCATTCCTTGATTTCTCCTGCGACTATAAGAGGTTGAGAATGTCTTAAGTCCCAAAACTAAATAACGAAAAGCATCAGCAGCATGACTAAA